GAGAAGGACAGATTACCACTCTCCGAGTTATTTGTCAGCAAACTGGTAAAGAATGGTTTTTCGATACCTTTAATGGCAAGTTAAGCCGTGGTTTCAGTCCTGACGGAAAACTCCCCAACTGCGAATTGCCTGAGATTAAATTTCAGCCCGTCAAAAAATCTTTTGTTATTTCCCCTACGATGGGATTCGTGGATTGCGGAGGGCGTTGCTACGAGATTCCTAGTAACGAACCTACAGACAATTTTATTGATGATGATACCGAGCCGTCGGATTTAAGTCGATACAGCGAACCAATGACCGACCCGATGACATGGCAAGAGTTTTAATATACCAGTTATCAGTTGTCAGTCATCAGTTGTCAGCTAACAATTATTTAGGAGTCAAAAAAAAATGAAGGGTATTCGCATTGAAGGTTTTTCTCCGAGGTCAGGCGACAAAATTGCTGTTATTGTCAGTACGAAATACATACTATGTGTTTTAGATACTTACGAGAATTTATTACCTTGTCCGCAAATTGAAAACACTGAACAATATATTGTAATACTCGACGATCCAATTGCATCATATTCAGTCATCACAACACTTGAATTATCGCCAGGTCTAAAAAAATGGATTGATGAGCAGATCGTTGGTCGAGTTTGGACTGGGTACGGTAATGAGGATGATATTCCTGACTAAATATCAGTTATCAGTTGTCAGTAAAAACTATTAGGAGTAAGAACCATGACTATTATCAACGCAACCCCTCACACTATCACCATATTAAACAAAGAAGCTGGCATCACCCAAGATGCAAAAAAAACAGTTTCTGGGAAACAAAGAAGCGATTGTGGTTTTCAAGGAAATCCCAGCATCCAGGATTCTCCCGCGGGTCAAAATGTCCAACGAACCCGCGGAACCCATTGACGGTATCCCAGTAGAAACCGTTATCTACGGGGAGATCGAGGGACTCCCTGAGTATCAGGAGGAGGTGTACTATATTGTGTCAGGATTAGTGGCGGCGGCCGCTAGTAGGCAAGGACGGACGGACTGCCTTGCCCCTGGTGCAATCGTCCGGGATAAGTCTAATCCCTCGAACGTTCTAGGGTTCTTGTTCTTACAAAAGCCCTAGCCGATCCGAAACAGGAACCTTTCCCGTATGCCTAGCGGCTCAATTCTAGGCACTGATGAGGATAGAAGAAGTTACGGCTATCCTAAAATGGGAGGTGCAATTCCTCCCCCTACAAACCGATATATTTGACATGAACATGAACGAGGAATCCAGAAAAATACTAGGAACAATTGCAAGGCTAGAGAACGCATCGTATCTTTTGATTGCTATCTTAATTGGAATGGTAGTGTTTGGAGTAGGTCAAACACTCCACAAAGCTAATCACTACCTTGCATCACAAGGACACGAAAACCCAAAAATACTATTGCTTCTATCTTGGAGGTGTGGAACATTTACCGAATTGAATTTCCGTCAGAACGACGGAAATAGAGGATATTTGTGTGTAAAACAGATAAAGAGGTAGGTTGTCCAATCAGTACTCAACGAAGTGAAACCTAATAAGATGATGCTGTAGCAAATGCAGATTGGCGCATAGAAGATTAAGGTTATCAGTTATCAGTAACCATTATTTAGGAGTAAAACAATGACAATGATGGATATAGGATAATTCCCTAAGATTAACTCAGCCCCGCAAGAGTTCAAGTTAAACTGGTACGAAACAAAGTTAATTTATCCTTTTAAATACTCAGAAGGAGTTCATTATTTTATTCAAAAGGATCAAGAATGGATAATCGACGAAATTGCTAAATGGGTAAAGGAAGAACATAAAGAAGACTTTCCCTCAGTTATTGACTGGAAGTTAAAACTAACTTATCAAAGCTTTAGAGATTCTTGGGGACATATAGCTATGCTAACCTGCGATAGTTTTAGATTGGCTCAAAAAACCAACATTGAATTATATTACGACGGTGATCGCATAGACGAAGTAAGCTTTTGCTTACTTACTAATCCCGATCCTTCTGGAATGATGTTAATGCTTGAAGAAGAATGGATATATTTACTTAGTATTGCATCAAGATTATTTACTTAGTTTCGATCAGTTATCAGTTATCAGTCAATAAACATCAACCAAGCAAAAAAAATGAAACCTCTTTATAAATTAGGCAAATATCACAATCTAGACAAGCTAAACAAGGTAGTAGAATTGATTTACAGTTCTACTACCTTTTCTACAAGAGCAAAACACAATTGGGTTAACAGTCCTTTAGAGTTGTTTGATCCTTATTCTCTATGGTGGACATTGGGGGTAGAATGGCACGTTGACGACATTGATGAAGATAAAAAATATTCAATTATTTTAGTTGTTGAGAGTGACAACTATAAATTATACGCTTCTACAGTAAACAATAATACTTTAGAAAAACTCCTGAAAGATTATACTCCCTTTAAAAGTATGGATGATCAAATAAACTCTTTATTAGTCCAAAGAAAAGATACTCAAAAATTAGTCTTAAAAGCAGGAGATATTTTACTGCTGGACATATCCTGCTGCCATAAGCTGGAAAACACAAAAAAAAAACAGAAGACCCTTTTATGTTTATTACCTTAGATATTGATTTTATTCCAAGAGGCAAGGAAGCAGACAAGGTTGTCAATTATTTTGTTCACGATTTTTTGTAATCAATGAGGAGTAAAACAATGGGAGAAGAAATTGAAGAATGTATGTCTCCAAGCCAGCGTCATTTTTGGCTTTGCTGGTATCAATTATCTCTTTTAGAGAAAAAGGTCTGTTTTTATTTTCTTTGTGGGTTTGATAATAAAGAAATTGCTAAAAAACTTTTACTAAAAACTGAAATAGTAAATGATTATACGACGGCAATTTTAAAAAAATTTAATATTTCGACTCAACCTAAGTTTATGTTCTTTTTCTATCAGCATACAGGATGGGATATAGCCAAAGACATGATTGACGATGACGAAAAAGAACAATGCGCTTTATGGGGTGTTCAAAAATGTCTAATTCCGGCTGGAATATGGAAAAATATGTAGTTTAACGAAAATCTATGACTAATACTATCGAAAATAAATATACATCAGATTTTGTTTCTCCGCCGGGAGAAACCCTTGCTAAAATCCTAAAAGAAAGAAAAATAACTAAAACTGAATTTGCTAGTCGCATGGAGTTGCCGAAAAAGACTATTAATCAACTTATAAAAGGTAAGGCAAAAATTACTGTTCGTATTGCTTATAAAATGGAATTAGCCTTATGCGTACCTTCTGCTCGTTTCTGGATAGAGCGTGAAAGACTTTATCGAGAGTCTCTAGTAAATCAAATTGATTAGAATATTTTTACAACTGTTAACGAGGATTTATGAATCTGTACCTAATTAGAGATTCAGTTACATCATTTGGTCTTCTTATTGCAGCAGAATCAGAAACAGAGGCTATCTGGCATTGGTGCAATTATTTTAATAGCAATAATGACAATCCAATCGAAATAGAAGAAATTAACATTAATACTTCTGGTATCGTTTGGAAATGTGGGTGGACTACTATTAACCCCTAAAACCGCTCCTAAACCGATTAACAGGAGCAGAAGTAATAATCGTGCTAATAACCTTTTCATGTCCCTGAAACTCATTTTCAAGGGAATAAAATGCTCCCGATAGGCTATCTACAATGTCATTGGTCGGAGGTGTTTTCTTACTACCATCAAAACCCTGACAGGCATTTAAAAACCGAGTGTTCCACGTCCCATCTCTTAAGATAAAGATTTGTCCCCGACTAGCTGCCGTGGCTACTGGTAAAGCTCGTGTTAGCTTATCCCCTTGAGGTGCTATCGCTCTAATATCATGACTCGGATGATTTTCCCTAATTACATTAGTAATGGTATTCTCAACAAATTTACCGCTCGATCCCCCTTCCTGCTCCCATCTTACAGCCACGGTTCTACCATCCAATTCAGCAGTATTTTTAAGCATTAATTCCACTTCCCCGACCTTTTTCTGCTCACAGATATTATCGGCAATCACATAAGTAAATTCCTTAATCTCAGTTGAATCTGACAGTGTATTTTTAACTCTTTGGTATTTATAAACAAGAGTCCCACTGGTGTAACAGTGATAGTTTTCAGCATTTTCTTTAGCAGTTGCCGCTAAATCCCAGAACCTCACTTTACCTATTAACTTCCAATCGTCGGGTACTTTATCGAGAATCTCAAACCAAGTCCGATCAAATACCGTACCGGCTTCGTATTTAACTTTCCAGTTACCTCTGAGAAGTCTTTCCCGCTCAATAGGATGTAAAGCGTAAAGGTTAGCCAAATAGGTAGGGTTAACCTTAATTAAAGCTGGATTATCAAAAATCGTAGCTGGAATAAAAGTAAAACTCTTAATCAGTTTATCTGGTGTAATATTAGTATCTATATTTGATAAAAACTTTTCTCTTTTATCTTTAGGAATAAGGTCAAAAAGTTCATCTTTAAGACTAAATTTATCGATTAGTTCTTCTTTAGTATCAGCCCAGTGGATTATGTTTTCTCGTCTAACAAAATATTTAACTATTCCCCCTCTTTCTTCAATAGCATACCCAGTCTTAGGGTCGATCCACCAAGAGATAAAACTAGCTACCCAAGAGTCAGCGTCAGGGTTACAGGTTGCTCTAACTGCGGGTTTAATGCCTGATACCGAACGGTTTCTAGAGAGAAGATAGAAAAATTGTTCTTCTGTAAAATGGGTTAATTCATCAAAACCTATCCTTGCAATTTGTCCCCCTTGATAAACATAGACAGTTTTTTCGTATTGTAAATGTCTAAAAGATATTTTCGATCCAAATGGAAATCGCCACCCTGGAGGCTTTTCAATAAAATTACCTTTCACTGCTTGATAGATTTTTTGGCTTTCATCTATTAGTCCACCCGCTTGAGTAAATTCAGGATACGTCCGACGAAATATAACAGCCCGATAGTCAGGATTGCTAATAAATTCTTGCCGGGCAAAATCAATTAATAGCCCAGCACTATTATGCGTAACTATATAATCATCTGTTAAATAAAGATGATTTGGATTGCTAACAGTAATACAACGAGCGTAATCAATTTCAGTTGGTTCAATAGAAACAATTCTTTTACCCGACCAACTTGATCCCCCATTAAATTGTCCAAGCATTTTCGCTCGTTCAACTTTACGCGGCAAACTAAAAAGTAATTCAAGGTGATTTCCCTCAACAGCCA